GGTAAGTTAGTCACTAAAGGAGAGGCAGCTAAGATTGCAGCAGTCGAAGGATCTCCAACAACTATCAGGACTGCAGAGGACATAGCGACAGAAGCTACAGATGAAGCAACTCCTATTATTACTCAACAGAACTTTAATACTTTATTAGACATTCAGCGCAGGTTGGAGACTGGTGATCTTGTCACTCCTGCCGAACAACGGTTTCTTAGAGACTTTGAAGACCAGATTCCTCCTCTGACTGATGATGCTAAACGTGCATTTGAAATACAATCACGTATTAATGAAGGCGAGCTAGTCACTCAGGCAGAGCAAAGATTCTTACAAGACTTTACTAAACTTAGTAAGCCTATCTTTGAAGCTCCTCCGTCACCGATTAAGTTTATGTCTAGTGACGAGGCTACTGCTACACCAGTTAATAAGGCTGTCATTGAAGGTGGGTCAGAAACATCTGTTGGCAAGGCTATGGCTGAAGCTGATCAGGTAGCATTTAAAACTGGTGACTATCGTGATTACTTAAAAAGCTCTGCCACTAGGTTTGCTAATATTCGTCCTGAACAGTTTGCTCGTATGGTTGATCCTAACAATCCGTACAGACTTGAGAATGTAAAGGTACTGGTGTCTAAGGCTGATACGGACCAAGAAGTACTTGGTCAAATCTATGGTGCTCTGCAGGGACGGTTTAGGTACGAGAGACAGACTGGCAAAACATTCCAGGATATTACTGAAGAAGGACAGAAGACTATCCCAGAGGACATCGCTGTCGAGGCTCTGCTCAATAAGAAGGTTCAAGAGATCCTTCCTCCTGAAGTGCTAGCCTCCGCTGTCAAAGCAACCAGGGCTGCTATAAATGACTTGACAAACGCCAGAGAACTTGCTAAAATAGCAAAGGAGCGTGGTAGTGAAGAAGGTTATGCTGTGCTCCAATCAATGATGAGCAAGGCGGCTAGTCTGTTGGCTGCTGTCGAGGGCAACGCTAGTAATCTTGGACGAGCTTTAGCTTACCAGAAAAGATTAAATCAACTGGTTAGAGAAAATAAAACACTAACTCCGTTTTTAGGTGGGAGATCCTGTTGAAAGTAGATGAGAAATGCAAAGCAGCAATTGATTCTTTCTTCCAAGGTCTGGATGATCTTGAGAAGTTAAATATGCTGCCTGGAGAAAAGGCTAAAGCCCAGGCTAACTTTGTTAATCAAACACTCAAAGAGCCACGATTCAGGGATAAGGTGGCAGAGTTTGTAGTTAACTCCTACATCTCTGGTGTCGGTACTATTGCAGTTAACGCTATGTCTGCTTTAGTCAAAGCTCCGTTAGCAATCACGGAAAGATTCTTGCTGGGTATTATGCCTGGGAACTCTGTCCGTCTGCAAGAGTCTGCCTCTATGCTGCGTGGCTTCTTCGAGGGAATGTCAGAAGGTGTTACATTTGCTAGAGCAGGCTGGACAAAAGGCACTCCTCTAGATACAGAAGTTAATATTGATCAGATACGTCAGGCTATCGGTGGATCAGCTAACTCATCTGAACTAGAAAAGAAGGTTGGTGCTGTAGTACGGATGCCTACTCGTGCGTCTGTTGCAATCGATGAATTCTCTAAAGCTATCTTTAGACGGATGGAGTTTAATGCCTCAGCAGAAAGACTGGCTAAAGCTATCCCTGAGTCACAGCTTAACGGTCTGACACGAGAAGAAGTATATCAGCAGCTTCGTAAGGTTGACATCGGTAGTCTAGACTGGCAGCAGAAACTGCGTAGTATCAGCCCAGCACTGGCTAGTGATATCCTTAACTTTGCTAAGGCACAAACATTCCAGGCTGAACTAGGTAAGTTGGGTAATAGTATGCTACGCCTACGGGCTGAACATCCTGAGCTTGTCTTCATTGCTCCATTTATTAAGACTCCAATCAATATTCTGAAGGACGCTCTGTCATATACTCCAGCTAGCCTCTTTATGAAACAGTTTAAAGGCAAGAAGGAAGAGGCCCTGGCTAGGACAATGATGGGTGCTGGTTTGGCTACGATGACTGCCTATCAGGTAGCCCAGGGAAACCTAACTGGTTCCTACCCCAAGGACGCAGGCAGGCGAGAGGCTATGATAGCTGCTAATATCCCTGAGTACTCAGTCAAGATTGGAAATACTTGGTATTCCTATGCCAGGGTGGAGCCATTGGCTACGGTTATGGGGGTCTTTGCTGACTCTGTAGAATCACTACGTGACTACTATAATAAACCGAAGGCAGATAGGAAGATACAGGAGCTAGCCGTAGACGGAACGCTGGCAATTACAAAAAACCTTACATCAAAAACCTTCCTAGAAGGCATTACTGGAGTACTCCAAGCTGTCCACGATCCTGAGCGTTATGGTGGTAGCTTCATTAATAGCTTTGCTGGCCTTGTAGTTCCTGCTGCAGTTGCACAATTTGCACGAGTTCCTGACCCATACCAGCGGGAGGTTCGTGGTTTTGATGATGCACTGCAGGCACGTATACCAGGGCTGCGTGAGGACCTACCTGTCAAGCGGGACTTACTTGGTAACCCTAAACCTAACCTGTCATATGGCTTGTCTGGGGTGCTTGGTGTCGCAGCCAGGGAGGCAGAACAGACTCCGTTGCAACGTGAGATTCAGGACATTGGTTTTTCATTTAAACCAGTGGAGAAGAAAATTAGAGATGTAGAATTAGATGCTACTGCATATGAAAAGTATGCTAAGGTTTCTGGTGACATTGTAAACCAGCAACTATCTAATCTTATTAATACACCTCTGTACCAAAACTCAAATAAACTAGTAAAGAATATTCTTATGAAACGTGTGGCTGAAAAGTCACGCAGAGCAGCAACTAATCAAATACTGATGGAACAACTCCGCAGCAATCCAGACTTTGCTGTTGAATTCCGTAGGCAACGACTCCTTGGAAAAGGTGTTGTTGAAGATGAGTGATCCGATACAAACCACTAGGGCTGCTCTCTCAGGGATTAAGGAAGCGGTACAGGTTGGCAGAGAGATTAAGGAAACTGCCAATGAAGTTAATGCTTTCTTAGACGAAGAAGCCAAAGCTCGTGTAGCCTGGAAGAGAAAGCAGCAGCAGATTGAACGCCGTGGTGACATGATGTTCATGAATGCCTATGAAGAATACAAGATCATCAGGCAGATCAAGGACGCAGAGCAAGAGATGTATAGACAGATTGAGCAGGAATATGGTAGATCTGCTGTCTCTGAGGTTAAGTCACTAATAACACAGATGCGTAAACAGCACCTAGAATTGAATGATGAGTTCTACAGGAAGCGTATGGAGTTTAGGCGTGAAGTGCTTGGTATACTAATAGCATCAGCAGTTGTTTATGGTTTATTTAAAATGATGGGGCTTATCTAATGATTACACTACTGTCTACTTTAATTTCCTTTCTAATGGGTGGTCTGCCCAAGATCCTAGATTTTTTTCAAGATAAGTCTGATAAGTCGCATGAACTACAATTAGCAAAGATGCAGTCAGAGCGTGAACTAGCCCTGGCAGAGCGTGGCTTTGCTGCACAGGCTAGGATAGAAGAGATTAGGACAGATCAGGTAGCTATGCAAACTGCTGTGCAAGAACGACAGGCACTGTACGCGCATGATATTGAGATTGGTAAAGGCGCTTCACAGTGGGTTATTAATATTCGTGCTCTGGTACGCCCATTAATTACTTATGGTATGTTCCTGATGCTACTGTTTGTAAACATCTTTGGTTTCTTCTACGCATGGAAGACTGGTGTTCCTTTCGAGCAGGCTATGGAAATTCTTTGGGATGAGGATAGTGCCATTATCTTCTCATCTGTGATTGCCTTTTGGTTTGGTACTCAATCGTTTAAGAAATGAAAGTACCCAAAGAAGTCATTGACATGATCAAGCACCACGAAGGTGTGCGTACACGGCCTTACCGCTGTCCAGCACTACTATGGACTGTTGGAGTAGGCCATGTCATAGACCCTTCACATATAGGAGTTAAACTTGAAGACAGAAAAAACCTACCCATTCCTGATGGATGGGACAGAATTCTATCAATGGCAGAAGTGGACGAGATCCTCGCAGCAGACTTGGCTACGTTTGAGCGAGGCGTACTACGATTGTGTCCTGCTAATCTTACTCAGCCTAGGTTTGACAGCCTCGTTTCCTTCTCTTTCAATGTTGGCCTCGGCAATCTCCAACGCTCTAGCATCAGGATGAAACACAATCGTGGTGACTTTGAAGGAGCAGCCGAAGCCTTTATGCAGTGGACTAAAGCAGGCGGTAAAGAGCTTCCAGGTCTAGTCAAACGTAGAAAAGACGAGAAAGCCCTATACTCTACCAGCCTATAAGAACACGAGCAAAGAAGATATCTACAACAAGATAGTTGTAATCCCGTTCATCTTTAACGTATTCAAAGCCAAGCATTATTCCTGCAATAAGAGATAGTTCTATATTCATATTAAATCTCACAGTGACCTGCTACACAGGCTAATGTTTGTGCTCCTTCCACGTTGTCGTCCTCCTCTTTAAGATCATCCCATGCAATTGATGTAGGCATCTTAGCAAGAAGTTCCTCGTACTGCTCTTTAGTGCATTCCTCATAAGGAGCTTGGCGATAAGTGCCTCCATCCCAAGGCAGGAACGATATACCAGAGATTTCATCAAAGTTCCTCCATACCCACGCACCAACATCCATCCACTCGTCTTCCTTAACAGAGATAGTGACAGAAGGCTTATGCTCACACCAGTGACGCTGATACATCAACCACAGGTCTAGGTGTTGCAAAGCAGTCAAGTGGTCACGAGTCCTAGCATTCTCTGGTGCTTTCACTGGGAAAGAAAACACAGCAGTGCTATCAGGACGCATCACACAATCCTCAGTAGGAATACCTGCTTCTGTCAGAAACTTCGTAAGAGGGTCTTTCTTATCGCCTCGAACCCTGCGAATATAATAAGGGCTATGTCGAGTATGAATGCCAGAGGCAGAATTAACAAGCTGAGACACAGTACCAGAAGGTTTGACACAAGTGATCGCAGCAGACTGAGGGACTTTAAGAATAGCTGCAAACTCAGCATTGGTATCAACAGAAACTTTCCGCAGTTGTTCAAGAGCCTTCGCAGTGCTGTCACTAACCTCTCCCATCCATTTGTTATCTAAAATACCAGTCAAGGACACACCAAGCAGACGCTCCTCCTCAGTGTTCTTCTGCCAGATCTTACGCAGATATGGGAAGTGCGTCAGAGTGCTCTGGAATGTACCTAAAATAGTCGCTATGCGTACCTTACGAGCCAAGGACTCTACGGTGTCTTCTGCTCGGACCACGACCTCTGTGAGGTTACAGAACTGATATGGGCGTAGTATAATCTCCGAGCATGGATTAGTTCCAAACTCATAGTTACTGTCCCGTCTACCATTCTTAGTAGCTTGGCTTTTACTAGCGGCTCGTGAGAAGATTCCTCGTTCTCCAGAATGACTGTTGTAAAGGCTTGTCCATTCTTGGAGAAACTGTCCAATATCTGGCTTAGCATTATAAGTTGCTGAGTTGTTAGCAAGTGCTCTATGTCCATTGTGTGTCCACCAATCTCCTGATTTAGCATGACGCATCCGATCATCTTCCAGATCAGACAGCGATATCATTGCACTCCTTCGTACTCCAC